CATACGATCAGTATGTAAGAATGGCACTACGTTCCATTCCTGTTATGCGTTCACTTGCAGATGTTAAGCCAGTGCAACAGGCAATGCCAGGATCATCAGTTGTTTTCTCAATCTATTCAGATTTGGCACAAGCTACATCTACATTGAGCGAAGCATCAGATGTTTCAAGCATTGCACTAGGTAACCCATCACAGGTTACAGTAACACTGAACGAATACGGTTCAGCAGTTACAACAACAAAGAAGCTAAACCTAACTTCTTTCAACGACGTTGATTCAGCACTTGCTGACATCATCGCGTACAACGCAGCAGACTCTATTGACAATGTTGTAGGTCAGGTCCTCTCAGCAGGAACTAACGTGATCTACTCAGCAGGCCCATCAGGTTCTGCTCCAACATCATCAGCAGGAGTTCTACCAGTAGACACAATCGGAGTTACAGATATCCGTAACGCTGTTGTATCACTACGCACAAACAAGGCATTGCCTCGTATGGGCGAACTATATGCTGCATACCTACACCCACGTCAGTCAGCCGATCTTCGTGCTGAAACTGGTACAGGTGGATTCCAGGAACTAACAAAGTACGTTGAGCGTACACCGTTCGTTGCTGGTGCAGTAGGCGTTATCGAAGGCGCTTTCATCGTTGAGACACCACGTGTTCTAAACGGTCTAAAGCTAGCTTCAGGTATCACACCTACAGTTGCTATCACAAACGTTGCATTGACATCAAACGTCGCAACAATTACAACAGCAGTTGCACACGGTCTTGGCGTAGGTCAGGTCGTAACAGTTGCTGCAACAACAGCAACAACACTTAACGGTACATTTACAATCGCATCTGTACCATCAACAACAACATTTACCTATGCACTGACAGCAACTAACGTTACTTCAGCAGCAGATACAGGTACTGTTACATTCACCAACAACTACCGCGCAATCGTCGCAGGTCGTGAAGCATTGGCTGAAGCACAGGCAGCAGACATCTCAACCGTTATCGGTCCAGAGATTGATGCGCTACGTCGTTTCCGCACAATCGGTTGGTACTACTTCGGAGGCTTTGCACGTCTTCGTGAAGCGGCTCTATTCCGCATTGAGTCATCTGCAACAAACGGATAATTCAGATAGTGCAACGGCAGGGGGCGGGGAAACCCGCCTCCTGTCACTTAGGAAAGGTTGGATATGGCATACACATTAACAACTCCGTACCAGTGGCAGACCTGGGGAGCAGGCTATACAGAGTTTACTCCGTATGCACGCCTTGCAGGTCGTCGCCTTATTGGTGGAACTATTGATGGACCTATTGCTCCAAGCATCACAGATGTAGCACGAGGCCAGACATTGATTGTTAATGGAACTAATGTCATAGCAACATTGACACCAAGCCAAGATGATCTAGCAGCAGCTAGTTATTATTTCCTTGGTGGTCACGAATATACTATTAGCGATGAGCAAGCACAGGTACTTATCAATGCTGGCTACGGCGATTATGTGACACCGGTAGTATGAGTTTACATAGAAGGCAGACCCATCCTGAGTATGTTGAAGGATGCTTTGGCTGCAAGATAGGCGAACTAGAACTAAGCGTTGGTGTTGCAAACCACAGAGGAATACCTACTGCAAAGCAACACGACAAAGAACTACAGTCCTATTATGACGCAACACGTCAGGGTATAGAACCACGCTCAACTAAGAGCAAAGATATAGATGCAGCAGTCCAACTTTCCAACGAGGCTGGTAAGGCTTTCGATGGGATCTCAATGACCTTCAAGAACTAAGGAGATGCAATGCCAAACGTAGACGGAAAGAAGTTTCCATACACAGCAAAAGGTAAGATGGATGCAAAGATGGAAATGAAAAAGAAGATGATGAAGAAGGCAGCCATTAAGAAGATGGGAAAGAAGAAGTGATGTATAACTCAGAAAACGGCAAGATGGATGATATGGGTCTTGAAGAAGATCTAATGCCTTACCCATCAATGGACAAGCAATATCCAAACGCATCAAAGTATTCATCTTATGAATCAATCCAGACAGGTGCTCCAGGCAAGGCTGCCAAGTAATGAACAAGGCAGAGAAGAAAGCTAAGGTCGCCAAGGTAATGCGCGAGTTTAAGGGTGGATCACTTCACTCTGGCAAGAAAGGCCCAGTAGTAAAAAACAAGAAGCAAGCAGTTGCTATTGCTTTATCTGAGGCAAAGATGACCAAGAAGAAAATGGGCAAGAAGAAGTAATGGCTAAATCTCCAGCGTGGCAAAGAGCAGAGGGCAAAAACCCAAAGGGTGGCCTCAACGCAAAGGGTCGTGCCTCTGCCAAAGCGCAGGGGATGAACCTCAAGCCTCCAGTCAAAAAGGCTGAGGCAGCTAAGTCTCCCAAAGCAGCAGGACGGCGCAAGTCTTTCTGTGGTCGTATGTGTGGGATGAAAGCAAAGAATACTTCTAGTAAGACGGCTAGAGATCCGAACTCAAGAATCAACAAGTCACTTCGTGCTTGGGATTGTAAGTGCAAATGAAAAAGAAAGCAGCATTTTGGGATAAACCAAATCCTAATAAGAAGTCAAAGCCTTTAACGCCAGAGCAAAAGAAGCAGGCAAAGGCAAGAGCCAAAGTAGCAGGGCGACCATACCCCAATCTAGTAGATAACGCTGCAGTCAAGAGAACTAAGAAGAAGTAGGAGATATACGGTGGCACTAGGACAATACGGAACAACGTTATTAGATGAACTTAATCGTTTGGCTAATGGTGGCACCTATAGAGCACCAGGAGCGATGGTTGGCGAAGCCCTTGCTGCAAAGCAATGGGCAACCCAACGCTCAGTAACTACAAATTACACAGACACAGTAGGGATTCTCAATGCGATTGCGGGTAGGACTGGTAACAGTCGTCTTGACTATAATGGCGTATGTAACCTTCTCGCTAGTACTTTTCAATTACCTGCAGCGCAAGCTCTCAGAGCGGTGTCATCTTGAGTGCTAAATATAACTTGGTCTGTGACCAAGCAACTACATTTAACTTTCAGTTCCAGATCCTAAACGACCAGACTCCTTGGAACCTTAATGGTTACATAGGAACTATGACTGTACGTCCATTCGTTGGTGCTAATACTACAACTGTAGTTGCATCTACTACCAATGGTCGTATGGTATTTCAGGGTGGTAACGGAACTATTACAGTGACCCTTGATGCAACCACCACTGGTGCCATCGCAGCAGGACGTTATGCCTATGACCTAGTACTAGATTCTGGTGCAGAGGTTACAAGAATTCTTGAAGGTAAATTTATTGTGACGGGAGCTGTAACCATATGAGCACAATAATTGTTATTGAAAACATTACGCCACAAGTGGCGGTAGAACTTTCGCAAGACCAAGGACCACAAGGAATCCCAGGATCATCTGGACCAACAGGACCTGCCGGTCCTGCGGGAGCAACTGGATCAGCAGGTGCTACAGGTGCAACAGGTGCAACTGGTGCCACTGGTCCTCAAGGAGCAACAGGTGATACAGGAAGTACTGGACCGACTGGCCCAGCGGGTGCCACTGGTCCTGCTGGAGCCACGGGCGACACAGGACCTGCAGGCGCAACGGGTCCAGCGGGAGCAACAGGTGCAACAGGACCTGTTGGCGCTACAGGAATCGCGGGAGCTACTGGACCTACGGGACCAGCTGGAGCAACTGGAACGGCAGGAGCAGTTGGTGCGACAGGACCTACGGGAGCGACTGGCCCACAAGGTGCCACAGGACCACAAGGTGTAACTGGAGACGTAGGCCCTACTGGTATAACGGGCGCTACAGGCCCTGCAGGGGCTACAGGACCCATTGGAGCGACAGGTCCTCAAGGTGTTACAGGAGATATTGGTCCAACTGGACCTCAAGGAGTTACTGGTCCAGTAGGTGCTACAGGACCGCAAGGAGTTACAGGCAATGTTGGACCTACTGGTGTTACTGGTGCCACTGGCCCTGTTGGGGCTACTGGTCCTGCTGGCGCGACTGGACCTGTAGGAGCCACAGGCCCTGCAGGAACTAACGGCGCAACTGGTGCTACAGGACCCACAGGTCCTGCAGGTGCTACCGGTCCTGCTGGTGCAGGCATTGCAGTAGGTGGAACCCAGTATCAGATTCTTATTAAGAACTCTGCAACAAACTATGACACTACTTGGACTAATGTGATTGATGGCGGAACTCCGTAATAGAATTCTCGTATGAGATTCCACGTTATCAGCTTGCCCCATACACAGACAACTAAAGATTATGTCAACTGCGCTTATACCGAAAAGGTCAGGCGCTTTTGTATGATGATGAAAGGGCTAGGCCATACGGTCTATCTCTATGCTAGTGAAGATAACGAAGCCCCAGTAGATGAACTGATTACCTGCATCACTAAAGAGCAACAGCAAGAGGCTCTGGCAGGTAAACACTTTACAGAGGCTGAGTTTAATAATGAGTTACCACACTGGCAGATCTTTAATGGCAAGGCTATTGAAGAACTAGGCAAGCGCCTAGAGAAGAAAGATTTTATCTGTCTTATCGGCGGAGCATCACAAGAACCGATTGCTAAGGCTTACCCGAACCACATCAGCGTAGAGTTTGGTGTGGGTTACGGTGGAGTATTTAGCAAGTACAAGGTCTTTGAATCATACGCTTGGATGCACAGTATCTATGCAATGTTTAAGAATCCAACGATGGTAGATGGCAACTTCTATGATGCGGTTATTCCTGGTTACTTAGAACCAGAGATGTTCCCGCTGCAAGAGAAGAAAGAAGATTACTACCTCTACGTTGGACGTATGGTAGATCGCAAAGGTATTGGGATTGCCCAGCACGTATGCAAAGAGATGGGTTTGAAACTTATCTTGGCAGGTCCTGGAAAAGATCCTAAAGTTGAATACGGCGAGTGGGTAGGACCAGTAGGTCCTGATGAGCGAGCAAAGTTAATGGGCGGTGCTATCGCCTTGTTTGCACCAACGCTATACATAGAACCTTTCGGTAACGTCGTTATCGAAGCACAAGCCTGTGGCACTCCAACGATTACCACAGACTGGGGAGCATTTACAGAGACTAACCCACAAGGTGTTACTGGATATCGTTGCAGAAATGCAATGGAGTTTGCAGTAGCTACAGAGTGGGTTAAGAGTTTAGACCCAGTAGCAATACATAAGCGAGCAGTATCTCTATATTCGCTAGATGCTATAGCACCACAATATGAACAGTATTTTGCACGACTGCTAACTCTATGGGGAGATGGCTGGTATGAGAGGAAATAATGCCAACACTGAACGAACTGGTAGACGAGGTAAAGGCTAACCTACAAGGTTACGCACTACGCCAAGATCGCATTACCTATGTTGCTAACCCTAACGGGTTGACCACAACAACTACTGCTATTGCCGTAGGTAGCCAGAATAACTTAGCCAAAGGCATCATCGAAATTGATGACGAACTTATCTGGATTGATTCATTCGATAAGGCTAACAACGTACTCAACGTTATTCCAGGCTTTGGTCGTGGATACCAGGGAACTACAGCAACACCTCACGCACAGTATGCACCAGTGACTCTATCTCCAACCTTCCCACGTAGTTCTATCAAGAAGGCTATCAACGATACGATCAACAGCTTCTATCCAAAGCTCTGGATTATTAACTCTTACACATTTACCTTTAACGCATCTCAGGTTACATACCCATTGCCAGATGATGTCGAAGGCGTGCTATTTATCTCTTGGCAGACAACAGGTTCTAGCCAAGAATGGCTACCAGTAAACCGCTGGCGCTTAGATGGTATGGCAAACGCTGCTACCTTTAACACAAACAATACACTTAACATCTATGAGAACGTACAGCCTGGTCGTACAATTCAAGTATGGTACACAGCCACGCCAAACACTCTTGATGCCAACACAGATGATTTTGCTGACGTGTCTGGTCTACCAGATTCTTGTAAGGATGTTGTCGTACTCGGAGCGGCATACAAGTTACTGTCTTACCTTGACGCTGGACGAATCAATCTCACTTCGGCTGAGTCAGATCTAAACGATTCCAAGTTGCCATCATCTGCAGGTGCTGCTGCATCTCGTTACATCTTTGCTCTATACCAGCAACGACTCAACGAAGAGGCACTGAAGTTATCCGACAAGTATCCAATCCGTATTCACTACACCCGCTAGGTAAGGAAAAACAATGACCAAGAAGTACTCGTCCATCAGCGTTGAAACTACGCTGGCTGCTGGAATCTCTAACAGTGCAACTTCAATGACCGTTGCATCTGGTACAGGTTCTGCCCTTATGGGTGGTGTAACCCTTGCTGCTGGAAACGTAGATACCTTCACAGTAGCACTAGATGTGGATACTCAGAATGAAGAGATTATCTACATTACCAACGTCAGTGGAGATGCACTCACAATCGTTCGTGCTCAGGCAGGAACCTCTGCTATTAGCCACACAGCAGGTGCTTCAGTCAAGCACGTTCTCAGTAGTGCTGACCTTATCTACTTTAACAATGCAATCCAGAGCACAGTCGCTGCTCCTGGTACACCAACTATTGACGGAGGAACTCCGTAAATGCCACAACTAAATACATCAGCAACTAACAAAGAAGGAAATAACTAATGCCTGTACAGACGCAACTTCAGCAAAGACGCGGTACTGCTGCATCCTGGACTTCCACCAACCCAACATTGGCTGCTGGTGAGATCGGGTTTGAGAGCGATACTGGAAAAATCAAGATTGGCACTGGTTCCACTGCGTGGAACGCCCTTGCCTACACTGCATCATCAACTGCAGTTACCTACCTATTTAACGCAACTGGTGGTCAGACAACATTCTCTGGTACAGATGCTAACGGCTTAACTCTTGCCTACACAGTAGGTTCTGAGCAGGTCTACCTCAACGGTGTATTGCAGGTACGTGGTTCAGACTACACAGCAACCAATGGAACATCTATTGTTCTAGTATCTGGTGCTCTAGTCAGCGATGTACTTAACGTCATTGCCTTCAGCGCATTGGCATTGTCAGACACCTACACACAGGCACAGGCTGATGCTAAGTTCTATCAGAACGCAAGCAACGGTGCTGCTGGCAAGAATGCAGTTATTAACGGTGGTTTTGATATTTGGCAGCGTGGAACAAGCATTTCACCAACAGGTTCAACTATCTATACTGCTGACCGTTGGACTGCCTATAACAATAATATGACTGTTAGCCGACAGGCAACAGGTGACACAACAAACTTGCCATTTATTCAATACTGTGCAAGGGTTCAACGTACCGCAGGAAATACAGCAACTGGGGCAATTTATTTAATAAACCCTTTTGAAACAATTAATACTATTCCTTATGTTGGAAAAACTATAGTCTTTTCTTTTTATGCTCGAAGAGGCGCTAACTACTCAGCAACATCAAACATCTTAATTCCAAGAGTAACTATTGGAACAGGTACAGATCAAAACCCATTAACTTCTTACACGGGTGGAACAGATGTAATCAATCAATCTGCAACTTTGACTACAACTTGGCAACGCTTTACTTATACTGGAACTATCCCAACTACTGCAAATGAAATGTGGGTTGGTTTCCAATTTGACCCAACTGGAACAGCAGGTGCTAATGATTACTTTGAAATCACAGGTGTACAAGTCGAATTAGGCTCTATTGCTACCCCATTCGCTCGTACTGGTGGAACAATCCAGGGGGAGTTAGCCGCCTGCCAGAGATACTACTGGCGAGCAGGTGGTAACAATGTCTACCAAGCATTTGGTAATGGTATTTTTGAGAGTTCAACTGCTGGTTGGGTAAATGTTGAAAATCCTGTAACAATGCGGACAACACCAACAAGCGTTGATTGGTCTACATTAACGACTTGGGATGGGTCAGCACTTCGAGCAGTAACTAACATTGGTGCTGCCGAGTATGCGCCAAACATCAACAGAGTAAATGTAACTATTGCCAGCGGTGGCACACAATCGAGACCAATACATTTATTTGCTAATAATTCATTGTCGGGCTACATCGGATTTAGTGCGGAGTTGTAAAATGGAAAATGTTACTTTTGTTGAATACACAAATCCAATGACCCAAGAGGTCACAGAACACGCCATTATTGACCACGGCAACGGTGAGTTTACCAGTATGACCAAGGCTCACTATGAAGAACTACAGAAGCAAGCAGACCAACCAATCGGGGGTAACAAGTAATGACAAAGGCAAGATCAAACGCCGTAGCAGAAGCTGCTAAGGGCGACCTTTCGGTAGGTAGCGGTACCAACCTTGCAGGCATCCTGGCAGTTGGCAACAACGGCGAGACACTCGTAGCAGATAGTTCCACTTCAACAGGCTTGCGTTATCAAGGTTCACAGGCAGCCGCTAAAAATTACCTCATAAACGGCGCGATGGATTTTTGGCAACGAGGCACAAGCAGCACAAGTCTTGGTTATGTAACGGCTGACCGCTGGTACATAAACAATGCTGGAGGCACAACAACAAGCGCACAAGAAACAACAACTGTTCCAAGCGTTGCGCGTTATGCCTTAAAACTGACGCAATCGGTTTCATCTGCTCAAGTGGTTGCTCAGCAACCTTTGGAAAGTCAGTTAGCAATTCCGCTGGCTGGTCAGACTATTATTGTATCGGCTTATGTTGCTGCAAGTGCTTCAACTAACTTCACAATTGACTTAGGACAATCCACTTCAACAGATGTCGCCGCCTCTGGTTCTTGGACTTTTACAAGTGGCAGTTCACAAAATATTGCTTCTTTGACTTATGTAAGAGTGTCGCAAACCTTTACAGTAAGCGGAACTTCAAAGAGTTTGATGCCTCGTATTTCAATGACTTCATTAGGTTCAGGTAATTCTTTTTACATCTCAGGCGTACAGATGGAAATTAGCGCCGTACCGACAACCTTTACACGCGCTGGCGGAACAATCCAAGGAGAATTAGCCGCTTGTCAAAGGTATTACTATTTACACGTTACATCTGCTGCCGCTGGAAAAGCAGTCGGTATGGGTTACTACCAATCTGCAAGTCAGGTAAGAGTTTATGTAGGATTTCCAGTCACAATGCGAACTTCACCAACTTTAGTTGCAGCATCTGGAACAAATTATTATCAGGTTGTTGTTAATGGCGCAGCAGATGGTTTTAACTCTTTTACAATAAATGCAGCAGGTGAAAGTGGTTCAGAAATTTACAATGGTTCGGAAGTATCTGGAACAGTAGGTCAGGCAGCAGTTTGCGAAGCGTCTAACGCTTCATCATCTATCGCGTTTAGTTCGGAGTTATAAAATGGACAGAAAATACACAGTAGAAAATAATGGCGTAATTTGGTATGAGGAAAACGGATTTAGGTTTTCCTTTATGGCAGACCCAGCCAATTCAGATTATCAACGCTATCTAAATCCTGAAGCGGAACAATCCACACCGAACCTAGCTCCGTAGTGCTAGGATCTGCCTATGGAACTAATACCCTTAGAGCAGATAGCCGAGCAGCTTCACAATAGGTACCGCACAAGTGGGTACTCTGAGCAGCTATTCAAGCAGGATATGCAGATCATTAGACGGCTGGGTGTTCACCCTGCTCTGGCTACTTACGAGGACCTAGAGCGGGTGATACTCCAAGCTACCAGGCAGTCCACCAAGGCTACCTACGTAGCCCGTCTGAGGAGTATCTACAAGTCCTTGAACAAGATGAACCTTGTCAATGGTCACAACCCTGCTGAACAACTGCCACAGGTCAAGCCAGGGCGTGGTGTGCCTAAGCCTGTAACCAAGGGTGAGTATCAGAAGCTCTTGGCAGAAGCCAAGAACCCAACACTACGCAACTGGTTTATCTTGGGTGGCACAGCAGGACTGCGTGCTATGGAAGTAGCCAACATCAAAGGCTCAGACCTAATAGAGCACGAGGACGGGTACTCTCTACGAGTACAGGGCAAAGGTGGAACAGACCTGATTGTCCCAGTATCTCCAATAGTCTCAGATATGATTAGGTCATACGGAACTCTTGGCAGACTATGGCAGGTAACGCCTAATAAGTTATCTAGTAGAGCAGCCAATGAGATGCGTCGCATCCTTGGTGAAGACGCTAAGCATTTCCATAGCCTTCGACATTACTTTGCAACGACGATGCTTGAGAAATCAGGCGGAGATTTGATTGCTGTTAAAGAACTTATGCGCCACACAAGCGTAGCAACAACCCAGATTTATACACAGCTAGCCCAAGGTAGAACTAGATCACTGGTGAACCTTTTAGAATAAGGAGAATAGATGCCATACGGCGACGATATTACCGAGGGAATACCGTACGTACTTTCTAATCCTGCTGGATCTACTAACTACTCAGCCACAGGTGAGGCATACGATGTCGCTATTGGTGGACTACCGTTCTTCTTGCTTAACTCTGATGATGCTCCTTATCGTCGCGTAACAGCCCAGTATCGTAAGCAACAGATTGACCAGAGCCGTGAGCCTGGTGAGCAGACGCTTACTGGTTGGTGGCTACGTAGCCAAAGCTCTTTCCACTATGGACAAGGCATCAAGTTCTTTGAGCCTATCCAAGATGAATCGCTACGCTTCCAGTACACAGAGTCTAAGGGTGTTAACGTCTGGACCAAGGGACAGGCAACACTACTAAACTCTTGTGCTGACCAGCACGTCATTACTGGCGGTATTCAAACCAGTGGTCGTCCGTGGCAGTATATGCGTTCTATCCAATGGGACAAGAATAGCAATACATATAACGGTGTGCTTCTATCTGATGAGTATGACATTGACAAGATCTTCCCAGAGATTACAGTCTCTATTAGTAACAAGGCGTTGACATCTAACGTAGCAACGCTGACTACTACTGCAGCACACGGTCTATCTGTGGGTATGCAGATTGTTATTACTGGTGTGGATGCAACCTTTAATGGTGAGTACCGCATCACAGGTGTACCTACGACTACCACCTTTACCTATGCCAAGACTGCAACTAACGTAACATCAACTCCGGTATCTCCAGTAGGTACAGGTGTGGCAGAGGTTATCCACTTCATTGACTACAACGCAGGCACAGACGATCCTGTATTTGCTATCTGCGATGATGGTGTCTTTGCCTTCTGGGTAACTAACCAGACTTCAGGTGGCTCAAGCAAACTTCACGTCTATAAGAAGTTGCTCTCAGATGATTCAAGCGTATCTCCAACGCTGATGTTTAACGCTACAGGTGTTGTGGTGAGCACAGCTACGATGGAATACACCAAAGAGCGTATCGTAATGGCTGTCAACGATAGCGTCTATGAGTTCTCAACAACTGCAACATCATTGCCTACGCCTGTCTATACACATAACGACCAAGACCACATCTTTACTAGCATTACATCTAGTGGTTCTGCTATCTACATTTCAGGCTACAGCGGTATCCAGTCCAACATCTACAAGTTTACCTTGTCTACTGCTGGTGCTATGCCTACCCTGACATCTGCTATTACTGCAGCAGAACTACCAGTAGGTGAGATTGTATTTAAGATTAGTTACTACCTTGGCAATATGGCTATTGGAACTAGCCAAGGTATGCGTATGGCAGATGCAAGTCAGCTCGATGGTTCTATTACCTACGGTGCTTTGATCTTTGAATCAGACCAACCAGTCTATGACTTTGCTTTCCGTGACAGATACATCTGGGCAGCATCTGGTGTTGATGGTCAGGTAGGTGTGACTCGTGTAGATATGGGTCAACCACTAGGTAACCTACAGTTCCCGTATGCCTGGGACTTGTATGACCCAGCAGACACATTAGGTCACTACACCACAGCGTGTGCTTTCCTTGGAGATACCAACCGCCTAGCATTTTGTAATGCTGGTAATGGTTCAGATGGCGCAGTCTATATTCAATCTGCAGCAGAGTTACTGGAGCAGGGCTTCTTGCGTACAGGCTACGTCCGATACAACACACTAGAACTTAAGATCTACAAGTTGATGCAGGCTCGTATTGATACCACTAATGGTGGACTATTGATTGACTCTGTTGACTATGCCGATAACTTCTATCGCATTGGTACCTTTGCACAACAGTCAACTGTTCCAGAAGTTAACATTAACTATCCTCAAGCATCACAGGAATACCTAGGCTTCCAGTTCACACTGACTCGTTCATCTACTGATGTTACTAAGGGGCCACTATTTACTGGATACCAGATCAAGGCACTACCTGCTATCCCACGTCAGCGACTTATCCAGTATCCATTGTCTTGCTTTGACCACGAATCAGATCACTTCGGCGTTGAGATTGGCTATGAAGGTTCTGCTTACTTCCGTATGTCTCAGTTGGAATCTATTGAAAACGTTGGCGACACCATCCGTGTTGAAGACTTTAGAACTGGTGAGTCCTATATCGGACTTATCGAAGAGCTTGACTTCAGAAATGCTACCCCATCGGACAAAAGGTTTTCAGGATATGGCGGCCTTTTACTAGTAACCATTAGGACGGTCTAATGCAGGCACAAGACTACGCAACAATAGCTGTTGCAGTATGCACAGTTGTAGGTGGGTTTGCTACTGGCGTTCGTTGGTTAGTAAAGCATTACCTCAATGAACTTAAGCCTAACGGTGGTTCAAGTGTTAAGGATTCGGTAAATAGATTGGAGCGACAAGTTGAAGAGATTTATCGCATCCTTCTTACTCGCAATAACTCTTAGTGGTTGCGGTTACCAAGGCTGGGTTAGATATCCTTGTCAAGAGTTTGAGAACTGGGAAAAGCCTGAGTGCAATCCTCCACAATGTGAAGTAACTGGCACTTGTTCCTCCGATTTATTACCAGAGGTATTTGATGAAACGCCCTGAAAGATATACACCTGAAGAACTACACGCTAGGTTGATTGTCAGTATCGGAATCATCCTAGCTCTTGTATTTGCTGGCTCAGTGTTCTCATTACTCTGGGCTTTAGTTTTTGTAACTCAACCAATGAAGCAAGCACCTAACGATGCAGCCTTTATTGATTTAGTTTCAACCCTGACTGTGTTCCTTACAGGAACTCTAGCGGGAATTGTATCTGCCAATGGACTCAAGAGTAAGAAGAAGGATGATGAACCAAGATGAAACCTGTTGCCAAGAAAGCCACGCCTGCCGCTATTGCTGTCCTTCGACAAGCCACAGCGCTGAAACCATTACGCAAGAAAGCCTCAGATGGATTACTACCGAGCAAGCACCACATCCATCAGAATCCTAATTCAGATCACAATACTGGATTCGGAGTAGACCTAACCCACGATAAGTTGGGTGGCATTGATTGTTTTAATATCTTTGAAGAACTAAAAGCAGACAAGCGTGTTAAGTATCTTATTTTCCAGGGCAAGATCTGGTCAGCAGAACGTGCCTCAGAAGGCGACCGTGAATATACAGGTAGCAACAAGCACAACAAGCATCTTCACATCTCAATCAAAGAAGGATGTGGAGACGACACTTCCCCTTGGTTCCCTTGGTTGGGTAAGCCAAAGGCTGTCGCAAAAGTTAAGGCAGCAGTTAAGCCTTTACCAAAGAAGAAAGAACCAACAAGTCCAAAGGAGTAACAATGGATAAGAACAAGTTAAAGGCAATCGCAGCTACATATCTACGTGCTGCAGTTGCATCAGTAATCGCTTTGTACCTTGCAGGCGTAACAGATCCAAAGGCTTTAGCATCAGCAGCACTAGCTGCAGTTGCAGGTCCACTGCTTAAAGCAATTGACCCAAAGGCTACAGAGTTTGGTCGTGGGTCTAAGTAACCCATAGCGCGAGGCAAACAGGAGGTCGGTCCCTACGGGGACCGGCCTTCTTTTTTTGTCCCTAAAATATGCCAGAGTTTGAATCACCTGATAGGTGAGTCTTTAATCTGTGACAGTTAGCGCAAAGAGTTTGTAGGTTAGATGGGTCATTGTTCCACCGGTCACCGTCTTTGTGGTCAACATCGAGCTGAGAGATGTGTACTGGTATGAACCCACACTGCTGACAGGTGGTGCCTTTGTACTTGGCATATGGGTAGACGCTGTTGTTATAGGTTCGCTTCCATACTGTGCGACAGCGGTACCTACTAGAAAGTGGATTGTTCTTATCTCGTAGCTTGATCTTGGTGGGGCCACAAATAGAGCACGTGGCAGTGCGTTCTTCTTCGTTATGGTCAGTTAGTTTGTGGTGCATCTTTGTCTGCTGGACAAGGGATAGTTACTAGGTTGCCACAATTAACACAGGTAGCATCAAGGAAGTACCAGACCAGCTCATAGTCTTCAAAACTAGCCATAACGCTAAAGACTTGGGACCCACACGGACAGACGTGAAGTGGTCCTAAACCCCGCAGATCGGTCCCAAAAGGCTTAGGAAGGGCATTCCTGCGCCATCTAAACGATGGCAGGGTTGGTAGACGGAACCGCAGGGTTACTGTACGGTTACTACTGGCGCGTCCCCCAAGGGACGCTTGCCGTTTAATTCGCCTCACGGCTCATATTTTACTGACTAGTAAGAGTGTCGCCTCTGCGACACGCCGTATTGATGTTACAATATTTCTATGAATTGTGGAACACCATCAGGTTATCGGTCTCATTTAAGATTAAAGACTCAGCCTTGTACTGAATGTAAGGCTGCTAATGCTCAACGTCGTAGAGAGTACTACGCTAGTAATCCTAAGAAGGTTTATGAAATCAATAGACGCTGGGCATCTAGTAATCCAGACAAGGTTAAGGGTTACAGCAGGCGTATGGCATCCAAGCGCAAGGCACTCAAGAAGTCTAATGGCCACGCCCCGTACACGGATCAAGAAGTATTTGAAACCTATGGAAAAAACTGCCATATCTGCCTAGAACCAATAGATTTCAACGCGCCTAGACAAGCCTACATTGCAGATAGTTGGGAACTAGGTCTACAATTTGATCATCTTATTCCATTAAGCAAAGGCGGTTCAGATACCTTGGAGAACATACGTCCATCTCACGCACTTTGTAATATGAGAAAGAGAAATAATTGACAACAATCACGGCACTTGAAGGTATTGATTACGCTGTTCTAGTAGCTGACTCACAGATTACCGAGGACAACCTAGTAACTCTTGCCACGAGTACGCCGAAGATTCTTGAGGTGGGTAAGTATCTCATCGGTATATCAGGTGACACTAGACCTGGTGACATCCTTGCCTACAACTGGAAGCCACCTGTTTACAAGGGTGAAGACCCAGCACAATTTATGGGTAAGAAGATTATCCCAAGTATTCTCACAGCATTTAACGACAACAACTACGACTACAACAAGGTGGACAAAGATGGTGGCTTCGATTATCTCATTGCTTTTAACGGCAATATCTTTCGTATTGCTTGTGATCTCTCTTTTTTCCAAGCAAATCACGGAGCGTATGGCATTGGTAGTGGGGGTCAGCTTGCTCTTGGCTACCTGTATTCAATTGTCAAACCTGATATGGAGTTAGCCTACGCAAAGAGACACGCCCGTAAAGCCGTAGAGATTGCTTCGGTACTTGACGCTAATACTGGTAAGCCCATACAGTTAGTAGTCCAAGAACGACTCTAGGAGGAGTTATGCAAAAGAAGATAGGCAGGTTTTATTTTTACGGTGGACGCAATAGCGGTATTGGTCTAGGTTTTAATCTCGATAAACACCACATCACTCTTGATTTATTATTCTGGTATGCAGGGTTTGAATTCAATGGGGTTTAATACGATACCAATGACAGATGAATATGCTGCTCATTACTTTTATCAGATGGGTTGGATGGCTTGTCGTCTAGCATACAAACTAGAAGAAGAAAAGAATAATGAATAAGCGACCTGCCAAAGATGGCTACGAACAAGATGCTTATTATGCTCGCAGGTTCTACCATTGGAGAGCTGGCATTGTTAAGCAAATCAAAAGACGCACTCATAAGAGAGAACGACAAGAAGCCAAGGCAGAGATTAAGAAGGAGTTGCAATGACAGTAACTGATCCAAAGGAACTGCTACTGACTGCACTACGTGCAGGGGACGCGAAGCGTTCACGTTCTACACAAGTACAGATTGGTCCATCAGAGGTAGGTGGTTGCCGACGTAAGGTGTGGTACCGACTTAACGATCAACCTGAAACTAATGATAACGAATTAAAACTCGCTGCGATTATGGGTACTGCTATCCACGCAGAGATTGAGAAAGCGTTAGCAGATAATCCAGATGTGCTTATCGAAACTGAAGTTGAATACAACGGAATGAAAGCACACATTGACTGTTTCGTACCTGGTACTGGTGATGTGATTGACTGGAAGACAAGCAAGGTCCGGAACCTTTCTTACTTTCCATCATTGCAACAACGGTGGCAGGTGCAACTGTATGGCTACCTCCTAGCTAAGAACGGCTATGCGGTCAACCGAGTGTCACTGGTAGCAATTGCCAGGGACGGGGACGAAAGAGATGTCAAGGTTCACACCGAAGACTACGATGAGTCCATTGCACTAGAAGCACTCGGTTGGCTAGCGGCTGTTAAGGAAGCAGCAGAGGCACCAGCACCAGAAAAAGATGCAAGCTACTGTCAGCACTACTGCAAGTTCTATGACGCAAGTGGGCAGATGGGATGCGTTGGTCTAAAAAAAGAACGTACACCAGTCAGTGATGTAATCATTGCTGATGTAGATGTTGACAAGAATGCACTGTTGTACTTACAGTTAGCAGCACAGATCAAAGAGCTAGAAGTGCAACAAGATTCCTTGAAGGCATCCTTTGAAGGATTACTAGGCACTACTAATTCTGGTATCGAAGTCAGTTGGACAACTGTTAAAGGTCGTGAGACAGTTGACAGTACAGAGGTAGAAAAACTATTAGGGTTTGTCCCTAAGAAGGTAGGAGCTGAAAGCCAGCGACTATCAATCAAGCAAAGTGGAGGAAAGTAAATGGCTACAGAAGGTACAAAGTTCCAAATCAATTACAAGTTAAATGATGGAACACTTATCAATCTTTATGCAGGATCAGTTACAGAACTAGAGTCAGGTCTTGCAGACCTTGCTATGAATGCAATGAACATCCGTGCAACAGGACTTGAACTATCAGGTGGACAAGCAGCACCAGCACCAACAGTTGGAGCAATTGCCCAGCAGTTCAATGCAACACCAGTTACAACATCAGTAGCACCACCAACAGGTACAGGTAATATCTGCCGTCACGGTGCAATGACACTACGTTCAGGTGTAGGACAAAAGGGTCCGTGGTCAGGTTATATGTGTGCAGCACCCAAGGGTGCGCCAGATAAGTGCGACACTATCTGGGTTCGATAACTAATGCGGGAGCCAAGTCAATACGAAGCTCCTAGTTGTGCAACAATCGGTGGCGACTTCTGGTTCCCCGATAATGAATCTGGTATTCCTGGCGCATCTACGGTTGATGCTAACTTTGCAAAGAAGATTTGCAATAGGTGTCCTCATCGTAGAGAGTGCGCTGAATGGGGTATTAAGAACGAGGCTCACGGTATCTGGGGCGGTCTGACGATTAGAGATCGTCAACGCATCAGACGTGAGCGTGGAATCAAAATCTATCAGGAGGACGACGTTGCTTAATCTTTCCCGCGCTTGGAGTGGAGTGCTTACCAAAGCAACACCGCTACCTGATGTGTGGAATGGGTTAGCAGTAAAGGGTATTAAGTTTCGCAGAGGCCAGGTATGTATGGTAGCTGCTGCACCTAATGCTGGTAAGTCTATGTTCTCCCTGATCTATGCAATCAAAGCCAAGGTTCCTACACTTTTCTTCTCCGCAGATACTGATACCACTACTGTAATGATGAGGTCTGTATCGCATCTATCTGGTCACTCACAAGTGACAGTCGAAGCAAACCTATCTAACGATAGTAAGTATTACAATGCACACTTAGACAAAGTTTCACACATCAAGTGGGTCTTTGATTCATCTCCAAACATTGATGACTTGGAGTTAGAGATCAGGGCCTACGTTGAACTCTACGGACAGCCACCTGAGTTGATAGTCATTGATAACCTAATGAACATCACCGCTGAGACGGACAACGAATGGGCAGGACTTAGAGCAATTATGATGGAGCTTCACGATATGGCACGCAAAACTGAGGCCTGTGTGATGGTGCTCCACCACGTATCAGAACAGTCAGAGTATGGGTCACCTAGTAACCCACCTCATCGCAGAGCAATTCACGGAAAGGTCAGTCAGTTACCTGCACTGATACTTACACTGGGCTATGACCCATCGCAAGGAATACTTAAGGTAGCACCGGTGAAGAACCGCTTTGGCGCACACACTGCTGATGGAAGTAAATATGCACAGCTACTGGTAAACTACGCAGCAGTACAGATCTCAGATCAAAATGAGTTCGGTTGGATGCTAAGGAAAGATACGATTGCAGGATACCAAGGAGGGTATAATGTCTGAACAGTTATCAAATAAGTACCGAGACAATCTTAAGGTAGATGGATTGCGTGCAGATGTTGATGCACTCAAGGTAGACCTAACCAACTTCGTTGGTGCACTATTGCAATCTGGTATCGTCGAGTTAGTTAAAGATGAAGAAGGCAACATCATCTATAAAATCAACAAGGTTGTATTGGTAGATGAGTCAGTACAACAAGACTAAAGGTTCTCAGTTTGAGACAGATGTAATGAAGTGGTTACGCAATAAAGGCGTAACTGCAGAGCGTCTGTCTAAAGCTGGGGCAAAGGATGAGGGCGATATCGTTACTGTTATCGCGGGAGAAACCTATATCCTTGAACTCAAGAACAGGGCAACCCTATCGTTGCCTGAGTTCTGGAGAGAAGCACAAGTTGAGGCGCTTAACTATGCTAAGGCAAGAGGTCTTGGGGAAGTCCCTCTATCTTATGTAATAGTTAAGCGTCGCAACGCATCAATAGATCAGGCTTGGGTCATCCAAGACTTAACTCAATGGTTAAAGGAGAAGCAGTAATGGCTGTTGCCATCAAGCCTCTTCGTCGTAGACGGCGTACTGCACAACGCGGTAAGCCGATGAGTCAATCCCAGAGATGGGGAAAGGTAGTAATAACAATGCCAGTACCAGAAGGTAACATCACAACATCAGAGATACTTGTACCAGTAGTAGAAGAAGTAGTTGAAGTTTCAACTACAGAAGAAGCAGAAGATGATTTGCCAGAACTGTCATAAGGCAGGAGAAGAGAACACTCTTGCTCACTACAAACGTTCATCTCATTGGCACGACAAGTGTGACGATAAGGGGTGTGTATGCCAGCACAAGACTGGTCCAGGGTACGTAAAGCGGGACGGTACAAAGGTGCCGTTGATGCAAACTCAATCCCCATAGGCGCTATTGTTTCGCACTTCGGAGGTGAAGTACGTGAAGGCAAGAGTGCTTCGGTTCGTTGCTGTTTACATAGTGACAGTAGACGTTCAGCAGTTATCAATACTTATGACAATTTATATTTCTGCCATACCTGCGGTAAGGGTGGCAACGCAGCTAACTTAGTGTGCATACTAGAGAACTTGGAGTTTAACGATGGCCTCAAACGTGCAGTCGAAATTGCTGCTGGAAGCGGCGCAGCAATACGCCCAAGCAATAAGTCCAGAGGCTCTAGCCGTACTCGAAGGACGTGGGATCTCTGAAGAGACAGCAGGACTGTTTCAGTTAGGAACTATTACCAACCCAATCAATGGTCACGAGATGTATGAAGGGTGGCTATCCATCCCATACATCACAGCATCTGGTGGTTGTGTTGGCTTTAAGTTTAGAAGATTAGATGATGCCAAGCCTAAGTATGGTTCACCTACTGGGCAGAAGGCACACCTGTATAACGTATGTGACATCACTGTTGACTCACCTTACATCGTTGTATGTGAAGGTGAACTAGATGCGATAGTTACTAGCGGTGAGCTTGGTAT